TATAGAAAAATCTGCCAAGAACATAACGGTTATACAAAACAACAGATGATTGGTATGGATGTTCACCATATTGACGGTAATAGAGATAACAACGATCCATCAAATTTAATATTATTAACACCGGAAGCTCATGCAAAGCTTCACGAAAATGAGTTTGTGAAATGGTCAAGAAAAGGTTCCAAACTTGGTAATGAAGCATTTATCAAAAGATTGAAAGAACAAGGTCCCACAGAAAAAGAAATTGCTCACCAGAAAAAAATGGCAGAGTTACGGAAAACAGGATTACACCGAGTACCGCATTCCGAAGAAACTAAAAAAACAATAAGTGAAAATAAAAAACAACACTTTATTGACAAGACAAATCATCCTATGTGGGGTAATACCACATATGAAGTAGAATCTCCAACAGGAGAAAAGTTTAAGGTTTCTGGTGGTTGGAAAAATTGGTGTTTATCTAAAGGATTAAACCCATCAAATTTGAGGTGTGTGGCTTTAGGACAAAGAAAAAAACATAAAGGTTGGAAAGCAAAAATTATTAATGAGTGATTTGATTATATCCAAATTGGATGAGGTCTATGCCAAAATACAATGCGAAAAATCTGTTGCAAAAGAACTACATGAATATTTTTCATTCCTAGTTCCAGGATATCAATTTGTTCCGGCTTATAGAAATAAAATATGGAATGGTAAAATTTATCTTTACCATCTAAACACTTCACAAATTTACCTTGGTCTACTACCATATTTGGAAACTTTCTGTGAAGAAAGAGAATATAAATTTAGTTACGAAGATGGATTGGATGTTGAAGATGAGTATTCAGTTTACCATGCCACAAAGTTTATTAAAGAATTAAACATTCATTCAAACGGCAAACCAATCGAAGTAAGAGAACATCAGTTAAATGCTTTTGTTCATGCCATGCAAAAGAAACGAACCTTGTTGGTTTCTCCTACCGCTTCTGGCAAATCTCTTATCATCTATCTTATTTTCCAACAATTACACAAATACCAAAATTTAAAAGGTCTTGTTATTGTTCCAACAACATCTTTGGTTGAACAATTATATTCTGATTTTGGTGATTACAATGATGGTGAAATGACTAATGTTCACCGTATTTACCAAGGTAAAGAAAAAGAATCTGACAAAGACTTAACCATTTCTACGTGGCAATCATTATATAAGATGCCACCAGAATATTTTAAGCAGTTCGATTATATTATTGGTGACGAAGCCCATCTATTCAAAGCACAATCTCTTACAACAATTCTTACCTCTTGTGTTAATGCCAAATATCGTATTGGTCTTACAGGCACACTTGATGGTACCAAAACACACAAACTGGTGTTAGAAGGTCTTTTTGGTCCTGTTCGTAAAGTAATTACCACAAAAGAGTTAATCACTCAACAGAAACTTTCACAATTTGAAATTAAGTGTTTAGTGTTGAAACATTCCGATGAAGAAGCATTACGAATAAAAGATGCAACTTACCAAGAAGAAATTGAATATCTCATTTCACACGAAGCCAGAAATAAATTCATTAAAAATCTTACAGTTAGCTTAGGTAAAAATACTTTGGTTCTTTTCCAAATGGTTGACAAACATGGTAGGATACTGTATGATATGATAAGACAAACAGAGAAGATTGGCAATAGAAAAGTTTTCTTTGTTTATGGTGGTACAGAAACTTCTGACCGTGAAGAAATAAGAAAGATTATGGAGACAGAGAACGATGCTATTATTGTGGCTTCTTTTGGGACTTTTAGTACTGGTATTAATATTAGGAATTTGCATAACATTATTTTTGCAATGCCAACTAAATCGAGCATTCGAACTTTGCAAAGCATTGGACGAGGCCTACGACAAAGTGAAGGAAAAGAAATAGCGGTGTTATACGATATTTCGGATGACCTTAGACATAAAAAACATATGAACTATACTCTTAAACATTTTGTGGAAAGAACTAAGATATATAATGAAGAGCAGTTCCCTTTTAAAATATACAAGATTGGATTAAAAAATGCCTGAGTATAAAACACAAATTATTAAATTACAAAATGGAACTGATTTGATTGCCAATGTTACCTTACATGGTAATGAACAATACATTTTAGAAGAACCAATGGAATTTGGATTAGATTTTCGTGGCAGAGAATCTGGCTTAGTTATGAAACATTGGTTGCCAGTACAGTTACTTAAAAAGAACTCGATTGAAATCCATTCTAAAGATATTCTTTCTTTTATGGATCCTGAGGAAGAGTTCTGTGAATATTATATTAATACGGTATCAAAGATTAAAGAGTTGTTAAAAGCTAAACAACTAGTTTCTGAGATGGATGAAGATGAACTACAAGATATTATGAATCAATTTGAGGATATGAATTATCATGGAAATATATTACATTAATACTTTCAACCAAGGACATACTCGACTATACACACTTGTCAAGCGTATGTCAATAACATTATGTGGTAATTATGGCGACTAAGAAAAAAGAATATGTTAATAACGGAGACTTTCTCAAGGCTCTGATTGATTATAAAGAAGGTTGTAAGTTAGCAAAGAAGAACAAAACAGCACCTCCTGCTATTCCCAATTACATTGGTGAATGCTTTATGAAGATTGCTGAAGGTCTTTCACATAAGCCAAACTTCATAAACTATACCTATCGTGATGAAATGATTTCAGATGGCATTGAAAACTGTTTAATGTACTTTGAAAATTTTGATCCAGCAAAGTCTAAGAATCCATTTGCCTATTTTACCCAAATCATTTACTTTGCCTTTTTACGAAGAATCAGTAAAGAAAAGAAACAAACTTATGTCAAGTACAAAGCTACCGAACAGATGGGTATTTTAGATGAGTTTGAAATGATGGAACTTGAAGATGGTACCACAAGACAGTTTGAGTTATATGATAACATCTCCGAGTTTATTGGCAATTATGAAGAAACCAAAAAGGCAAAGAAAGCGGTAAAGAAGCCCAAAGGTATTGAAAAGTTCGTAGAGGAGTGATATAATGTATAAATTAACTTATACCCTTTCTAGTGGTGGTGTTAGATTCAAGGCGTTTGAAACGTTCCATGAAGCAATTGAATTTTCACGCAATTTAAAACCTATTGATTCAGTAATTGAAATTAAACATTATGACAACGTTGACAACAAAAAACAGGACCGAAACTAAAGTAGCAGTTATTACCGACCAACACTTTGGCGCCCGTAATGATTCTATTCAGTTTCTTGACTACTATGAGAAGTTTTATTCAGAAACATTCTTTCCTACTCTCAAGTCTGAGGGTATTACTACTCTGTTTATCCTTGGGGATACTTTTGACCGCCGTAAGTATGTAAACTTTTTTAGTTACAAACGTGCCAGAGAAATGTTCTTTGACAAACTGGTAGATATGGATATTCAAGTATTCATGTTGGCAGGTAATCATGATACCTATTTTAAAAATACCAACGAAGTAAATTCTGTTCGATTGCTGTTACAAGAATACCATAACATTACGGTATTTGATAAACCAACAACACTTACTATTGAAGGTATTGATATTCCTATTTGTATGATGCCTTGGATTTGTGCAGAAAACCATGACGAATCTATGCAGATATTGAAAAACACCAAAGCAAATATTGTTATGGGTCATTTTGAAATACCAGGATTCTTGATGCATCCAGGTATGCCATCACATGAAGGAGTAAATCGTGATGTATTTAAACGATTTGATATGGTTCTTAGTGGCCATTATCACCACCGTTCTTCTGATGGTAACATACATTATCTTGGGAATCCATATCAACTTACATGGCAGGATTACAATGATGTCCGTGGTTTTCATTTACTTGATTTGAAAACGCTCGATATGAAGTTTATTGAAAATCCTAATGTAATGTTCCATCGTATCTCTTATAATGATAAAGAAAATAGTATTACCGAAATTACCAGTCGTGATTTAAGCAAGTATGCCAACACCTATGTTAAGGTTGTGGTAATTCACAAAACTAATCCACATCTGTTTGACCGGTTCATGGAGAATCTATACAAGGTTAATCCAATCGATATTACCATTGTCGAGGACTTTAATGACTTGACAGAAGGTATAGAAGATGATATGATTGATGAAGCAGAAGATACTGTTACAATCATTAATAAGTTTGTGGATAATATCCACGATGAAAACATTGACAATGAAAAATTAAAAACAGTATTAAAAGAGTTATACATTGAAGCACTAAACCAAGAACAGGCATGATTACATTTGAGAAAGTCCGTTGGAAAAACTTCCTTTCAACTGGCGCAGCATTTACTGAAATCAACTTTCAAAAATCACCAAACACACTAATCATTGGTAACAATGGTGCGGGTAAATCCACCATTCTGGATGCCTTGTGTTTTGGTCTTTTTGGTAAACCATTTCGTAAAATCAATAAACCACAACTATTAAATTCTATCAATAATCAGGCAGCTGTTGTTGAGATTGAGTTTTCTATTGGCAAAAAGAAATATAAAGTCATTCGTGGTATCAAACCAAATACATTTGAAATCTATCAGAATGATGTATTACTAAATCAAGATGCGGCATCCAAAGATTACCAAGAACACCTAGAAAAGTTTATTCTTAGATTAAACTATAAATCATTTACTCAGGTCGTTATTCTTGGTTCGGCATCGTTTGTTCCTTTTATGCAATTGTCTCCGGCAGATAGACGAAACATCATTGAAGATTTACTTGACATTGGTATCTTCTCATCAATGAATGGTATGGTCAAAGAAAAGATGTCTGAAATTAAAGAGTCGACCACAAAGAACAAATATGAAATGCAAATAACAACTGAAAAGATTAACTTTCAGAAACAAAATATTGAAGAACATAAGAACCGTTCTGAAGCCGAAATTGAGAAAAAGAAAAAAGAAGTTAAGGAAAGTATAGACCAAAACTTTACCTTACAAAGAGACATTGATTTAATTCAAAAACATATTGATGTATTACAAAGCAAGATACAAGATAAACTTGCCGTAGAAAAGAAAAGTTCCAAATTATTACAGTTGGAATCTAAATTAGAATCTCGTTTAAAGAAATTAGATAAGGAGTATAAATTCTATGAAGAAAACCACGACTGCCCAACCTGCAAACAAAGTATTGCTGACACCTTCCGACATAGCCAGCTTAGTGGAATCGATAAAACAAAAGGAGAAATTGGAGTTGGAATCCAGGATATTGAAACAAAAATCCAAGAAGCGAACAACCGCATCGAAGAAATCCAAAAAATAGTCAAGCATATTCAAGAACACAATAATGAAATTGTCAAACACAATTCTACCATATCAGCAATCAACACTTACATTTCTAAACTCCAAAAAGAAATTGAAGATTTATCTACGCTTCGAGAGAGCATCGAAAGTGAGAATGATAAACTTAAAGAACTTAAATCAGAACTTGGTGCTTTGGTTAAAAAACAGGAAGAACTAGCCGAACAAAAACAGTATTATGAATTTGCTGGTTCTTTATTAAAAGATACTGGTATTAAAACCAAGATTATCAAACAATACTTGCCTATCATGAATAAATTGATTAACAAGTATTTGACTGCCATGGATTTCTTTGTGAACTTCAATATCAATGAACAGTTTGAAGAAACCATTAAGAGTAGACATCGTGATGAATTTTCTTATGCCAACTTTTCTGAAGGTGAGAAGATGCGTATTGATTTGGCATTATTGTTTACTTGGCGACAGATTGCTAAATTGAAGAACTCAACAAATACCAACTTGTTGATTCTGGATGAAGTATTTGATTCATCTTTAGATGGTGTTGGTACAGAAGAATTTTTGAAGTTGATACACGAAATGGGAACAGATACTAATGTATTTGTTATCTCACATAAAGGCGACCAATTGTTTGACAAGTTCAGGTCGATTATTAAATTTGAAAAGCATAATAATTTTTCAAGGATTGCAAAATAAGGGATTAAAACCCCGGTAGTAAACATTCGGTAAAACGAATGGGTAATTTAAAACACTAACCAACCTTAAAAAGGAGTATTAAAATGGAAACAATTGTTGCAATCAAAAATCACGGTAAATTTACCGAAGAACATAAACAAACTGTTGAATTGTTTTTAAGACGAGAAGCTTTTCCACAATTCTATACAAACGATGTTTTTAAATCATTAGAATATGATGGCGTTCATTTAATTGAAGAAAATTTAATTATTCGACAAGGCGAAGGAGCTTCACAATTAGTTAGGCATGAAGGTTTAAATCCAAAATATGAAGATATTAAAGCCGACATCAATGAAAATGGTTGGAGATTATATGAAAAACCATTATTTGTTAAACGTGAGCCCATTGGCGGAAAATTTAAGTTATTAGATGGTGTAACTAAAGATAAAATTTTAGCAGAAAAAAAATTCAAAAATCGCATTTGTGTTATTGTAAACATTGATGAAAAAGAAGAACGTGAATATGGAAATCGTTTAAATGCAGGAGAAGATAGTTCTCCTGCTGGTTTAATTAAAGAAGTTGATATCATTTCTTTAATTGAATACCAGATTAAAGAAGGAATCATTGAAAATGATGTTGACCAAATAAAAGAAGTTATTGACAAAGTTTGTGGTAAAGGTAAGTTTTCATCCAAACGGCGTTCAGACTTGGCTTTTCAAATTTGGCATCAACAAAATGCAATTATTAGTTCTAGTCTTTTACCCCGAGTTTGGGCTAACGGATCTGATGCGGAATCATGGTTAACAAGAACCAAATATATTGAAACCCCAACCGTTGTTTATTTGCCTTATGCGGCTTCATCTCCCATGAAAGCAGTTTTTGCTGCAGCTAAATTAGCTCAAGAAAAACCAGGTAAAGAAATTCGTGTTGTAATATTTGTAAGTAAATTAAAAGGATATGATTTAAAAAAATGTTACTTAGATGCTGTATTGAAATTTAAATCTGATTGGTATTACTACATGGCATTATTAGGTGAGACTTATTATAATGGTGCTCAAGTTAAAAATTCAAAAGTTATTTTATTTGGATGTATTCCTTCTAACATTGAGGATATTTGTGAAGATATGGATAAACTAATTGTTTTTGGTAAAAACGACCAAAAAATTAATAATAATTATTTGGTAGGACAAAATTTAAATACATTTTTTGATTTGGACGGAGAAGAAGATGAGTGAAATAATTAGTTTTAACACGGAAGAATTGGCACGAAATCCTAGCGTTGCTACACAAACAGTACCAACATTTAAATTGGTATCAGAAGAACATCCGATTCTTAAAGAAGTTATGCCTGAATTTGATTTTGGTAATCCACCTGTAAATCCAAATGAGTTTGCCTCATCTTTGGTTGAGACCTGTAAGTTACATAAAGGTTATGGTTTATCTGCCAATCAATGTGGATTTAAACATCGTGTTTTTGTAATGGGTTCAGGTGATAGTTATGTGGCACACTTTAATCCTAAACTTGTTAAGGAGTATGGCGAAGCACATATGGTAGAAGGTTGCCTTTCTTTCCCTTTCATGGGATTAAGAATTACCAGACCTTCTATGGTTGATGTAGAATACCAAGACTTTAATGGTGAAAAAAGAACGGCAACATATTCTGGCATATCTGCTCGTTGTTTCTTACATGAGCTTGACCATATGAATGGTATCGTGTATACTAGCCGTGCTAAACCTCTGGCATTGGAACAAGGTAAAAAGAAACGCAGTAAATTGATGAAAAGTTTAAGACTAAGATAATGGCAACACCTATTGAGTATGTAGAAGAACAATGGAAAAAGTGGTCAGAAGCAAACACCACCTTTGAACACATTGATGAAGAAGCGATGAAACGAGCCCTCATCGAGGACCTAACATATGCTTCTCAAATGGATGTCCGTGAATATACTTTATACCAAAAGTGGTGTGAAGTAAAAGAAAGATATCCTGTTGAAGAAATCTCTACATTGTTTGGTGAAGAATTACAGATGGTGGATCCTGAACAAAAGAAATTAGTTGATAAAGTCAAATCTAATTTTTGGATGCCACAAGAACCTGATGATTATGAAAAATTAAAACCAGTTATGGTATTATCAAATGGTCCTGATGCCGAGCGATGGAATGCCATTCGTACCTTTTCTTCTACAATGAAGAATAACTCTAACATTGGTCGTAATTTATTCTATGTTCTTACTGATGAAGTAACAGGTAAGTATCTTGGTGTTATCTGTATCTCCTCAGACTTCCTGGACTTGACTCCGAGAGATAATGCAATCGGATGGTCGAGAGATGTTAAGACACAGCAACACATGATTAATCATACTGCGATTGGATCCACCATCGTTCCGCTACAACCACTAGGTTATAATTACATGGGTGGTAAGTTATTGGCATTGATGTGTTTATCTGATACAGTTCAAGCAGATTGGAAACGACAATATGGAGACACTCTTGTTGGCGTTACTACAACGTCACTCTACGGAAAAACAAAAGCTGGAGGACTCTCTCAGTATGACGGCCTTGAACATTGGAATCCTATGGGTTTTTCTTCTGGTTCTGTGGCTTTCGAACCATCGAGAGCGACCAAGAGATTAGTATTTGATTGGATTAAAGAGAACCATACTCGTAAATATTTTGAGTGGTGGGAAGCAAAGAATCAACAAGGTCTACCATTGAAGCGTGACCACAAGAATCGTTCATTAAATTTTGCCTATTCTAAACTTGGCATTCCTAAAGAATTGATTCGTACCGAACATCAACGTGGTATTTACTTTAGTCCACTTTATAATAATACCAATGAATTTCTCCGTAAAGAAATTACAGATAAAGATTTGGTAAAGTCGTTTGATACCAGT